AGGTGCAGAGGGCGCTGGTGGAGAAAACCACCGCAGCGCGCTCACAATGACCCGCGCTCCATCACGAACAATACGCGATCTGATGCGCCGGTTCGCACCTATGGGCTGGACCGCGCGGGTTGGCAGAGGTGGCCACGTCAGATGGCAGCACGAAACGGGCGCTTTGTATTTCTCGGCGGCAACACCGGGCGACAGGCGCGTGATGCGGAATATCGAGGCAGGGTTGAAGCGAGCGGTGAGGGGTGGGTGATGGCAGGACGAAAGCGCAGGGTAGTCATTCGACAGGCTGACGATATGGGGCCGACACCGGAGCGGGCGGGGAAATCGGAGTTTCGCCTGGCAGGTGCCGCAGTCCGGAAAAATCCGCCGATAGACAGGTTGGTTGCCTCGGGGCAGATCAACGCGGTCCAGTATAACGACGCGCTCCGGTGGCGGCAGGAGTTCGAAAAAGCTTACGCGGGATACGTCGATCATGCGAACGATTACGTTTCACCAGAGGACGGACGGCACGATCCGATGACGTGGCGCATCATGTGCATGGACAGCGGCGTCTGGCTTGGAGAGATACGCGACAAAATCGGAAAGCGGGCCGATGCATTGCTGGTTTGGCTTCTGATTGGCGAGATGTCATTCGTGGATATTGGGGCGCGTTTGTTCCCGAATATGGCGGCGCGCGGGTCAAAGCAGCGTGACCGCGCAAATGTCCTTTGCGTTGCCGCGATAGAGCGTCTTTCTGAGGTAATGTGTGAGATGCGGAAACGTGCGGCCAGAGCCAAACGGGAAAAGTCCGAGCATGATGAACGTATGGAGAAATGGCGTGCGGCACATGATGAGAGAAGGCGCTTGCAATCTGCCCGCACATGTGAGAAAGATTGTGTAGTTTAGCGTTTCTGCGTTCAAGGCCATCCATTCGGGTGGCTTTTTCTGTTTCTGGGGGCTGCTACCTTTCCGCATCTGACCCGGATGCGATAAATCCCGAACCTCTCTAAGCGAAACGATCCCAGAGCGTGTAGGCGCGACTGTCGTTCGTAGTGAGCAAACCGTGCAGCCTGAAAGTTGAAACGGAAAGGCGGGAAGGGCTTTTTCTGATGGAGATCGGTATTCCGATGTGATGCATGGCGGACCTGACGCCGAAACAGCGCCGGTTCGTGGAAGTGTATCTGTCGAACGGAGAAAATGCGGCGGCGGCTTACAGGGCAGCTTATCGTGGCGATTGCACAGACACGACAGCGCGCGCGTGCGGGTACAGGCTGCTTAAAAAGGCTCACATAGTACATCTCATTGATGAGGCCCGCACCAAAGCCAGAAAACGCACCGACAAGATTATGGACCGATATGCAATCACCAAGGAAAACGTCCTGCGGGAGTTTGCGCGGATCGGCTTTGCGGATGTGACGGATGTGGTCTCGATTGAGGATGGCCAGGTTCATGTGAAAGAAACCGACGACCTGTCGGAAGACGCACGCCGCGCCATTTCCGAGATAAGCGAGACCATCAATGAGCGTGGCGATCGAACGATCAAGGTGAAGTCGCACAGCAAGATCAATGCGCTCGTGCAACTGGCGAAACACCTCGGCCTCGACAAACCAGAGCCTCAACACGACGACGCCATCGAGCGCATGGCTGATGATCCTGACCCTGAGCGGATAGACCGTGGCGAAGATTCTCCGGGCGGGTGAACGGGCGCAACTGACCAACCCGCAATGGAACATTTATCAGCACGGCTGGCGTCCCGACTGCCGGTTCAGGGTTGCGGTCTGTGGGCGACGGTTTGGCAAAACATTCGAGGCGCAGGAAGAAATGCGTCGCGCTGTTCGGATGGCCGTCCGAAACAATATCCACCCGGAAAACGAAATCTGGTTCGGCAGCCCAACCTTCAAGCAAGCGAAGAAAAACTTCTGGAACCGCCTCAAGCGAGCGATACCTGAAGCGTGGCTCGCAAAGAAGCCGAACGAGACTGAGTGCATCCTTACGATGAAATCAGGACACATCGTCCGGATCGTTGGGCTCGACAACTACGATGCTCTGCGTGGTTCCGGGCTTTACTTCTTTCTCGGCGATGAGTGGGCGGACGTGAAGCCTGAGGCGTGGACCGAGACAATCCGTCCGATGCTCTCGACGGCTGGTGGCCACGCGCTTTTCATCGGGACGCCGAAAGGCTTCAACCATTTCCGTGACGGATACCTGAAAGGGCAGCCTGGACCGCAACACGAGCCGGGCTGGTGGTCTGTTCTCTACACGTCGGCGCAGGGCGGCAACATCCCTCCTGAAGAAATCGCTGCCGCCCGCCGTGACATGGACTTGCGCCAGTTCCGGCAGGAATACGAGGGCAGTTTCGAGACCTATGCGGGGCGCGTCGTCTATGCGTTCAACCGCGCTCACAACGTCATTGATGTGCGACGAGACATGAAGCTGCCTGTGCATATCGGCATGGATTTCAACCTGAATCCCATGAGTGCGACCGTCTGGCAGGAATGGGATGGCAAACTGTTCCAGATCGACGAAATCATCATCCCGACGAGCAACACGGACGAAATGGCAGACGAGATTGTGCGACGGTATGCGGTCAATGGTCGCGTGTCCCATATCGCGATCTATCCGGACGCAGCGGGCCAGCAGAACCGTACGTCAGCCGGGGGGCGGACAGATATCGGAATCCTGCGCTCTCGCGGTTTCGTCGTGAATGTTGGCTCGGTCAATCCTGCCGTTCGTGATCGTGTGAATAAAACGAACGCCGCGTTCGAAGCGGCTGACGGCACGCGTCGGGCTTTTGTCTCGCCCCGCTGCGCCAAAAGCATCGAGGCATACGAGCGGCACACGTATCGTGAGGGCACGAACGAGCCCAACAAAAAGGACGGGTTTGACCATATTGTCGATGCGTCTGGTTACTATCTGTTCAACCGCATGAGCGCGACAAACCGCGCTCCGAGACAGTTTGATCTGGGTCGCTGATGGATTGGATACAGCTACAGACCACGCTGCCACAGTATTCAGGTGCGTCCGCCAGAACTCAACGGCTGATGAACCTGTCCACGGTTCTCGACTGTACGATGTATGACAGGATCAGCAATCCGTTTTCGATGGAGCGTAACGGCGCTGGCGAATACATCCCGCTCGACAGGCGCCGCCCTTCTGTCCGCACGCATCTGATCCGCACGGTGATCGAGGATCTTGTCGCACTGCTATTCGGCGAGGCGCATTTCCCGAGCGTAAAGGCTGAAAACCCCGATACACAGGAGGCTCTTTCTTCCTTCATCCGCTGCGCCGGGATTGAGCCAGTCATGCAGCACGCCTGCCTACGCGGCCAGTTGGGGTCTGTTGCTCTGCTGGTCGAACTGCAGCAGTTCCGCCCGGTTGTGACTGTCCTCGACACTGCGTTTCTCACGCCTGAATGGGACGAATTAACCGGCGAGTTAATCCGGGTTCGTGAGCGGTATCGCATCACTGGCGAGCAGGTCCGTGCCCTAGGGCACGCGGTCGCTGATGAGGATCTGAAAGCTGATTTCTGGTGGTTGCGCGAGTGGGACGCATCAGATTGCACAATCTATGTGCCGCAACTCGTTTCATCCGAGAGCCATCCTGCTATCGATCCAAATGCGACCACGAGCCATGCGTTCGGGTTCGTTCCGGTCGTGTGGATCAAAAACGATGGCACCCGCGCAACGACCGCCGATCCTGATGGGTGCTGCCTGTTCGAGCGGGCTATCGATAACCAGATCGAGGCTGATTACGTTCTCTCGCAGGCTGGGCGCGGGCTGAAATACGCCGCGGACCCGGTTCTGGTGATCAAGGACGATCCGATTGGCACGCTGACCAGCCCGGATGGTGTCCCGGTTGAGGGGCAGGATCAACCCGCCCGACGCGCGGGCGGTGCTGCCTCGGCGTTGGAGATCGGCACGAACGGCGACGCGAAACTGCTGGAAATCAATGGCACCTCGGCATCGGCGCTGATCGCGTATGAGAAGGCCATCCGCAACGTCATCCTCGAACAGATGCACGGCTCCCGCGCTGACCCGGACAAAATGAGCGCGGCCCAGTCTGGGCGCGCAATGGAAATGATGTGCGCCGGTCTGACATGGCTTGCCGGCAGGATGCGTGAGCCGTTCGGCCAGTGTGGTCTGCTGGTATTGCTCCGAATGGTTTGTCGACTATCCACTATCGTTGACGACGGCGTCGAAATCGACGGCGAGAGGGCCAAGGCCATTGACCCGGCGGGTCTCGGTCTGGTCTGGCCGCAATGGTTCCAGCCGACACCGATGGAGTTTCTCCAGACAGCGCAGGGTCTGGCTACTGCCCGTGATGGGAACCTCATGAGTGACGAGACGGCCTGCGGCCTGTGGTGTGCATTCATCGGCGTGGATAACTCCGCTGAGGAATGGGCGCGTGTGCAGGCCGAATTGGCTGACGCAGCCGCGCAGACCGCGAAGCAGGCCGGGATCGTAGCGGCAGGCGATACTCGCAAGGCCGCGACAAGCGGGAACACGCTTTCCCACAAAGTTCAGGCGTAACGCCCGATCCGGTTGATGCCGGACCTTTCAACAGAAAATCGAGAGACAGATGTCCGAAAACAACGGCCCGGCTGATGCTGGCGGCGATCATAACACTGTGCGCGAATTGCAGCGTGCGCGTGCTGATCTTGTGAAGCTGCGTGATGAGCTGAAGAACGCGCGCGGTGAACGAGATGCCGCGACGGCAGAACGTGACGACGCAATCAAATCTCGCGATGGCTACAAAGGCCAGATCGAGAAGCAGAAGGCCGACTACGAGGCGAAACTGACCGAGGCCAACGCGGCGACCGAAAAGGCCACGACGGACGCGGCGGCGGCGATTGCCGAGAAGGATGCTTCGTATCAGCAGGGCCTCATTCGCGCCAACGCTGAGGCGGCTTTCACACGCGCCGGCGCGGTCAATCCGGAAGATGCGGTGAAGCTCGCTGATCTGTCCTCGGTGAAGTTCGAAGATGGCAAGATCATCGGGCTTGATGAAGTGGTCACGGCGTCGAAGGAAGCGCGTGGATACCTGTTCACGGAAGCGCCGAAGCCCGGCAGCGTGACGGGGAATACCACGACGAAAACACCGCCGAAGCCCGGCGAAGCGGGGCCGTTCGACGCGATGACGGCTGACCCGAAATCCTACGAGGCAGAGAAGGCCCGCGCGCTCGCCGCCACACGCTCGCAGGCGTGAAAACAAAAGCCCGGCTGATGCTGGGCTGACAGGCAGATGCCGAAAAACATCAATCCAGCATCAATAGAGGTTTAAAATGGCGATTGCCAATTTCCCGGCTTCTCTTCAGCCGATCATCCAGCAGAACTTCCTTGAGCGCGAGTTCAAGAACGGCCTTGAATCCGCCCTTGGTTTCGACGCCATCGCGGATCGTGAGGATTTCCCGGCACGTATCGGTCAGACGATCACCAGCACCCGCAAGGGGCTGAAAGCGCCTGTCACCACACCGATGAATCCTGACTCGAATACGAACTTCGACAATGGCCTGACCCCATCGGGTTGGTCTGTCGAGCAGTATACGCTCACGATCAATCAGTATGGCGACACCATTGATCTGAACATCGTCAATGAGGGCGTCGGTATCGCTGACCAGTTCCTCGCCAACGCCTACACCAACGGCGTGCAGGCCCGTCAGTCGCTCAACCGTATTGCTCGAAACGCCCTGTTCGGTGGCGCGATGAACGGTGTCGGCGGTTATCTCGGCGGCAACACCCGCATCACGGCGACCAGCACCAGCGCGTCTGTGAAAGTGGATGATATCCGAGGGTTCCAGACAGTCCAGATTGAGGGGCAGGTTGTCGCCATCGGAGCGTCCGACGGCCTCGCTGCCATCATCGGCACCGGAGATTACACGGTCATCGGCGCGACGGCTGATGCTGTGAATGTGTCCACCGCTCCGAATGGTATTTCCGGCACACTGACGCTAGGTGGGAATGTCTCCGCCGCTGACGGCACGGCTGGCACCGCAGTTGTGGCAACCACTGCACCGAAAGTCGTGCGCCCGAACGCGCGGCTCACCAGCGCGGCTCTTGTTGCGCCGACCGGCACGTATGGTGGCACCACATACGTTCCGGGCGACACGCTGACCTTGGACTGCATCAATCAGTCGACGGCCTATCTGCGGTCCAACAACGTGCCGACGATCGATGGTTTCTACCACTGCTACGCTGACCCGGCGACAATCATGGGTCTGTTCCGTGATGAGGACTTCAAATATCTGTATCGCGGCGCATACGGGTCTGACACCTACCGTGATGGTCAGGTGATCGAGATTCTCGGCGTGCGCATCATCCCGACGACGGAAGCCCCGCAGCAGGCCAGCCTTGGCGCGGGGGCGATCCATCGTGCGATCGTTGTCGGAAAGGGCGCTCTGGTGCGTGGCGATTATCAGCTCACGGGCCGCAAACTCGTTCCGGACGACGGCCTGCTGACTATGGTTGATGGAACGGCGATGGTCACTCGTGAGCCGCTCGACCGCCTGAAGCAGATCATCGCGCAGTCCTGGTATTGGATCGGTGGTTTCGCTCTGCCGACCGACAGCACGGCTGACCCGACGATCATCCCGACTGCGTCCAACAGCTACCTGAAGCGTGGCGTTGTGATCGAGTGCCTCGGTCTCGGCTGATGGCCCGTTCGCCACGCACAAAGGGGGAGGAGGCGGGAACGCCTCCTCCTGCCGTTCGTCTGGTCAGTCCATTTTCGTTTGTTGAGGAAGTCTACAACAAAGGGCGGTTCGACTGGCGCGCAGGAGAAATTGTCACTGAGCCGAAAACCATCGCCCTTCTGAAGCAACGGCGCGCGCCAATCGAGGAAATCCATGCCCCCGAATGACTGCGCTTGCGATGACGAACCGTATAACGGCCCACTCTCTCTGGATGAGTTGGTGCAGATCCGGCGTTACATGGGCTACCCGGCGTTCGGTGGCATCAGTTCCGGTCAGCAGTCGTGGCGATTTTTTCAGGCATACGGTTTCAACGAATGGCGCATCCGGAACATGGCCCCGGACGAATACGAACAGATCCGCCGCCATCTCGCAGACTGCAAAAGATTGGAACGTGAGGTCTACGGATCGAGCGCGAATCTCGACACCGATCAGGCCGCAGTCTGGAAACACAACAAGACCGAGACCGCCGAACGGATTGGTCTCTACCGCTGGGCCAGACGACAACTTTGCGAATTCATGGGGATCCCGCCCGGCCCCGGCCTGTCAGGTCGTGGCAACGCAATCGTAATCTGAGGCAGAAATGAATTTTCAGGATGACAAGCCCATCGTTACGGCGGCAGGGACCGCAATGCCGCAGGCATCATGGGCTCTTATTGAGAATGGCCGCGTTGCTGCGGTTGTGAACACCAACAACCACGAGATGCATCCGTTCGGCGCAGACGTGCCGCGTGCAGTCCCCGGTTCAGTCCCTCTGGCTGGCCGATGTGGGCTGCGTGTGACCGGTACGATTGCTCACACCGGATTTCTCGTGGACCGGATGGGTAACGTGACGCCATGCGAGGGGCGGAAGGATCCTTTGAGCGCGGGCGAGAGCGCGATGCGATCCGGACCGGGTGCGCGGACAAGCCATATCGGGGAGCCGCAACTTGATCCGGTTGAACCGGAATCCCCCGTAGAGGCGAAAAATCAGGAGCCGCATGATGGCGAAACTGACGACAGCGCGACGGAATAGCCTGCCGAAATCAGCGTTCGGCCTGCCGGGGTCTCGGCGCTTCCCCATGCCAAACAAGGCCCATGCGGTAAACGCCAAAGCCCGCGCCACGCAGATGGTCATCACGGGGAAGCTGTCGAAGTCTTCAAAGGCGAAGATTGACGCCAAGGCCAATCGAATCATCAAGAAAGGCAAGTGATGGCCCGCAAGCCCACAACGCTCGACGCTTACGTAAAGTCCATTCAGGACAAGCGCGAGGACGCCGCCAATGCGAAGATCGTCGGCATGACCGTAGGGTCATTCAAAAAGACCCCGCAGGCCAAAGCGATTGACCGGCAGATTGTCTCTCTGAACCGGGCGCAGGCGAGGAAAAGTAAATGACGATTGTCGCATGGCGTGATGGGGTTTTGGCATCCGACACGATGATGGCGACTGGCTACGGAGTGAAGACCGGATATAGGCCGAAAATCTACGCCAAAGGACATAATGCCGTCGGCTTTTCTGGTGATGTGGCTGCTCTATCTGCAATTCTTCGGTGGATTGAGGCTGCTGATGAAGGCGCGATTCCGCAGGCAGGTGGGTCAGGCTACTCCGCTCTCGTATTTCTTGGCGCAGACAGGAGGCTGATCCTACTCGAAGACGGCGGCATGCAAGAACTGGATCCGTCAAAGCCGAGAGCCATTGGGGCAGCGTGCGAATTGGCTTACGGAGCCCTGTTCCACGGCGCCACTGCTGTGGATGCCGCAAAAATATGCGCAGAATATCATAAAGACTGCGGCGGAAGCGTCCGGTCTGCGTCGTTCGATTTAGCCTCCTCGTCGTGGGTGTTTTCGGATCATTCATGAACTCCGACCGTCTGCAAAACCTCGTCGCGCGTGGCTACGGTCGTGCTGCACGCAAGGTTGGCCTGCCGTCGCAACTGGTTCGCCCTGTATCGGTTGCCGACCCACTCAAAGGCGCTGTCGTGCCGATCATGGCGACGTTTGCCTCAGATGCAGCATTCTCGTTTCAGAAGCCGCCGTTGCAGGACAAGCCGCAGGTTTTCGGACTGTTCGACACGGACGACATTCTGCCCGGCGATCTGATCGTCAACGCGGATGGAATCTATTTTGTCGAGCGCATCGAACCGTGGCGTCCGGCCTCGTGCATTCTGACAAATGCGGTTGTCACATTGCAGGAAACTGCGCAGTCCGGATCGGGAACGGTTGGCGACGATGGGACGATCGGCGGCGGCACATGCTTTCTCGCGGGATTGCAAGATCCGTACGGGATTTCCGCCTCGTCCAATGTGTCCAACGGAACAGGTGATAACACCGTCGCTATCAACTGGCCGGCCTACATCGGGCCACCGAAGCGGGGGCTGAATGGAGCGTCAGGCGTTTCAGGGACGGTCCGCGCATCGGAATATGTTCTGCTCCTGCCATTGATCCCCGGCTATATTCCGCTGCCCTACATGCGGCTCACAGACCAGCACGGTCGCAGCTACACGATTTCCGGCGCAACGACCTCGCAATACGGGTCTGAGTGCCTGATGACTGTGAACCAGATATGACGGATATTGCTGGCGTCTCCACCGCTCTGACACGGGCCGTCGATGCGATCGTCTATCCAAATGGGGACAGTGCGGCGTCTCTGACCGGACGCAGGACGATCATCCGGCGCGGGTGGATCACCAACGAGGATTACACCGGATCGTGCAGTCTGGCGTTAGGCGTCGATTACGTGTTTGTCACGGCTCTGTCCGGTGCTTTCAAGTCGATCGCGTGTGAACTCGGCATGCCGTGGCGCGAAACGTCGCTGGTTCCCGCGACAGTCTCGATCCAGACGGTAGGCAACACAGCCACAGTTGTTTTCCCATCGAGCGGCCAAGCATCCGGCATTGTCGGTCTGCACATCACCCCTGACGGCACAGGCGCACTTCATGCGCGGTCTGTCGTCGGCCATGTGGTGACGGCCACCGATACGCCCGCCAGCGTTGCCGCTGCTCTGGCGACGCTGGTTCCGGGGGCATCTTCATCCGGTGGGACGCTCAGGATCCCAAGCGCGACTGCATTGCGTGGGGCGGTCGGCGGCCATGCCGACATAGCCAGAGTGACGCGCCGCCAGCAGCAGATGTTCAATGTGTCGATCTGGACCGGCACTTGGTCAGCCCGTGACGATCTCGGGTTTGCGATTGACGCCGGCCTGTCTGGCGATCCGTTTTTCCCCGCGCCGGACGGTTCAATGATCCTCGTGGAAAGCGCGGGCTCATACGACGTTGACACGATGATGACGCAGAACATCTGGCGTCGCGATCTGAAATTCCGCTGCACATTCGACACGCTCCAGACCGACACCGCGACTCAGGTTCTGTTTACGATCCTGAACGTCGATACGCCCGGCGATGTGTCGATCAGCCTCTCTGACTGGCCCCTCAACCCGGCCTGACAATCCCTCAAAAACGAGAACCATCATGACTGATGAAGCCCCGGCGTCGGCTCCTGCCGTCACGCCTGCGCCTGTGCGCGCATCTCCTCCTGCCTACGCATACCGCGTGACCAAACCCGGCTACGGCCACGAGGTCGGCGCTGAACTGTCCGCCAGCGACGCTGAAGCGGCCCGTAAGCGTGGCAATCTCGACACATTCACTGTTCGTGTGAAAGGCTGATTATGGCTCTCATCTATCAGGCCGGGCAGGTCCAGCAGACGGGGCAGATTGTTCCGCAGTTGTTCGTCTCGATCCAGCAGCCGGCGCAGGTCGCACTCAACGGCGTCAGCACGCAGCGCATCGGAATTATCGGAACTGCATCGTGGGGGCCGGTCAACACCCCGACGGCCCTGTCAGACATTGCAGGCTACCGGTCGGCGTTCGGCGAGAAGCAGCCCGGCGCTACAGATATGGGCGTTGCTGTCTCGGTCGCGCAGCTTCAGGGGACGAGCGATTTCCGCTGCGTCCGCGTGACGGATGGCACTGACACTGCCGCTACCGGCACGCTGTCAGGCGTCACATTCACGGCTGCCTGCACCGGCACGTCCGGCAATGCTCTGACGGTTGCGCTCTCGCAGGTCGGGTCATCAACCAACTGGCAACTCGTCACGTCTCACGCTGTTCTCGGCAGCCGGGCCTACACGGGGGCAAACTGGGAAGCGCTGAAGACGGCTGTTTCGGCTGACGGGTCTGCCGTGATCGCAGTTATGCTCCCAGCCACAACGCCCGTTCTTGCAGCTGGATCTGTTACGCTCTCAGGCGGCACGAATGGCGGCGCTCCGACGACAGCGCAATTCGTCGGGTCGGATGACACCGATGCACGAACCGGCATGTATGCGCTCCGCAATCAGGGATGCGCTCTCGGGTTCATACACGGCCTGACGGATACGACGCAGGCGAGCGTCATCGGCGCATTCGGCATGAGCGAGGGCGTCTACATGATCGCCACAGGGCCGAGCGGAGACACGATCGCCAACGCCATCGCCCTGTCTGCCAGCGCAGGATACAAATCCTACGGTCTGAAAATGATGTTCGGTGACTGGCTGTATTTCAGCGATGACACGCTCGGGACCGTCATGGTCTCTCCGCAGTCGTTCGTCGCCGGGAAACTAGCCACGCTTGCCCCGAGCGATTCCAGCCTGAACAAGCAGATCACCGGAATTGTCGGGAGCCAGAAGGCGGGTCTTGTCTCCGCAGGTTCGTCGAAAACCTACTCCAACGCGGAACTGGCCGAGTTGTTCACGGCAGGCATCGACGTGGTGTGCAATCCCGCGCCGGGCGGCAGCTATTGGGCTGTTCGCGGTGGTTACAACACATCTCTGAACGATCTGACGTGGGGCGACGAATACACGCGCCTGACGAACTACATTGCGGAATCTCTGGCCGCCGGCATGGGCGCGTATGTCGGGCAGCCCATCAACAACACGCTTTTCGGCGATGTGCGGGCCTCGATCCTCGGCCTCCTGTCAGACATGCGGGGCGCAGGATACCTCGACAACACCGGCACAACGGTTCCGTATTCTGCGATCTGCGACACGTCGAACAACCCGCAGTCACGAACTGCAATCGGCTACCTACAGGCGGATGTGGCGGTTCAATATATGGGCATCGTGCGCTTCTTCTACATCAACATGCAGGGTGGCGCTGGCGTGACCATCACTGTCAGCAACTCCTGACGCCAGATAAGCGAAACCCCCGCTGGTAGCCGCCAGCAGGGGTTTCTTGCTCATCCCCTTCCGAACCAAGAGGACGACATGCCCCCTTATACCAAGGGACGGTTACGGCTGTACAGTTTTAAATGGGGTCCGAGCATGGATTACGAAGGGCCGTTTCCAAGAATTATGACCGTATCGATCTCTGTGACGATCCTATTATTCGGCATTTCAGCAGTAATCGTCAGCGTCTCTCAGCTCATCAAGGCAATCCATTGAACGAGATGAATCTGCCTCATCAAACCATCCCACACATGGAGCCAGTAAATGGCGAATAATCCGTTCAATATCGGCCGGAATGGCCGAATGGTCCTGATCTGGAACGGGTCGCGTGTCGATCTGCCAACGATCACGCAGTTTCAGTCGCAGCAGGTCACGACGGCTCTCAAGTCGACGCCCCTGAACGACAAGCCGAAAACATTCGAGGTTCCGAACGGCTGGTCGGGGTCGTTTCAGGTGCAGCGTGACAGCGCCAAGCTGGACAACCTGATTGCCAGTTCTGAAGCGGCGTTCTGGTCAGCGGCGACGATCACGAGCGGCACGATCTATTTCTACGCAGACGAGACCGACGGCAGTACGACGACGTGGGAATACACGGATGTGGCCATCACACTGAATAACGCCGGTTCGTGGCAGAACGACAATATCGTCACGCAGGGTGTGAATTTCACAGCATCGCAGAGGGTGAAAATTTCATGAGCAACGAAGAAACAGTAAAAGATTCCAAGGGGCGTGAGATTGCTGTCCGGGAAGTAGTAGGTAGCCGCATGGCTCGTATTGCCCGCATGGCTGGTGACGCCTTCGGTGAGAATATGTGGACAAGCGCCACAATGGCGCGCGCGTCCGTGGTATCTATCGCTGGGGTTCCTGTTCCGCAGGATGTGAGATCGGTCGCTGATCTCGATAACCTTTGGGATCAGGTTGATGCTGACGCTGCGTCTGCCGCCCTCGATTGGTTGATGGCGAAGCAGAAAAAGACTGAACAAGAAGCAAAAAAGTCTTCATCGCCAGAGGAATCCGGGATCGTCTCTGGCTCGTAAAGAACGGTATCCCTTACGACCTTGCCATGAACGAACTAAGCAACGCCGAAACAATGGCTTATGCAATCGCCTTTTCCGAGATGGAGGGCGGTAAGTTCAACTGGCATATCATGCAATGGGAGCAGCAGGATTGAGCCAGGAATTTACGATTGCTGGTTTTGCCGCCTTACTGGGTGAGATGACATTGAAGGCTGACGAGGCCACGCATCACGCACTCACCAAGGCGGCGAAGATCGTGCAGGCCGAGGCCAAGTCGGAGATTGGCCACTATCAGGGCGAGATCGGCGGGTTCCCGGCGTGGGCTGAGCTGGCCGACAGCACGAAGGAGGATCGGTTACGGCGCGGCTTCACTGAAAACGACCCCGGCCTTCGCTCCGGCGAGATGCGGGACAGTATCGAGACAACCGTGCATGACCACGAAGCGACGATCGGGTCAGATGACGACAAGCTTGTGTATTTCGAACTCGGCACGGTCAAGCAGCCACCGCGCACCGTTCTGGCTGGCGCTCTGATCCGGAAGGAGGACGACGTGGTGAAGGAGATCGGAAGCACGTTTGTCGGGCGTTTGACGGGTGTTGGTGTGCATGGCGGTGCGCTCCCGATTGTTGAGGGGGATTAGTTGCTGCATTAACCTTCTGGAAATGGAATCAGGAGGGTGGCGTGACAGGAAAGATTAAGCCAGTGATGGCTGCCATTGTGGGCGGCGGTCTCGCGTTGGGTGCGTTCACTTTGTTGCTTGACGGGTCTTCAGACAGTCCACCAGCGCCACATCCTGCTGCGGCGTCAGATAGTGGGACGACCGAAGCATGGAAGCAGGCCAGCGACGCGGAACGCAAGGCGGTCGAGCCACCAGATTTTCCGCAAGATGAAGGTGTGCCGGTTTTCCGGGAGACATTTGAACAGTTACGTGATGCGTATAATCGCAGGCTGGACGATGACACCGCAGACAATGATAAGAATACGCCACACAAAGCGACAATAAAGAAATGCACCAAAGACTTATCTGTCATTAAGTGTGATTTCTATGATCAATCATTCAAATATTCATTGAAGGGGTTGCGTGAGCTGGGGGCCGTAAAAGGCAACCCACATTATCAAGCCGCAATGCTGTTTAAATTATCGAAGCACGGAAAGGTTGCATCTGCTCTGTTGTTTGGCGGTCGCTCCGACCCAGTGAATAGCATGATGTTCTATTCTAACGTCGTAGATTTTGCCGAGATATGGAATTCTGACAGAGATGCGGCTGTAGAGAAGGCTGACTTCGCAGACCACCTCGGTATCATGCGCGACACAACTAAACATCCCGCCGTAATCCCCGGCGAAGTGACAACCCTAAAAAGACCGTACGTCACGATCAATTGCATCCCGGTCCCTGATGACGATGGCGCTCCTGCTATGTGCGCGTTTCTTCCGCCTTCAGCCCAATCTGGATCAGGCGGCGGATAGCTTCAGGGCGCGATGGATCGTCAGGTTGGGCGCTGCGCCACTCATCAAGCGCACTTAGCCCCTCGCGTTCAATGCGGACATTGACAGCCTCACTATCGACCTTAGGGCGTCCTGTTTTCTTTTTGGCGCTAGAAAGTGTTGACATGGATATTTTATAGCGTCATAAATATCGGGACGCAAGCGAGTTCGTACCTCGCAAGCGCCCCTAACCAACCCCGAAGAGGAGCTTCGGAAATGGCTGATAACACCAATATCACGACTCTCATTACGCCCGAAATGTATGACGGCGAACTACGCATCCTTGATACTGATTTGGCGGTTCGTCTTGGGTTCGCGCAACCGCGAGATATTCGTAAGATCGTCAAGCGTTACCTGCCTGAATTGGACAAACTCGGAACCCGCGCCACCGTGGCGCGGGTCATAAACGGCGGCAACGCGACGGAATATTACCTCAACCGCAAGCAGGCGATCTTCATCACGGCCAAGTCTGAAACGGCGACCGCGACCGATATCACGATTGAGATCATCGAGCGTTTCGACGCCTACGAACGGGGAGAGGCCCAGCCGGCCATTCCGCAGACCTACGCGGCGGCACTTCTGGAAGCGGGCCGTCTCGCTGCTGAGAAAGACCAGATCGAAGCGGCCCGTGCAGCGGCGCAGGCTCGTGTCGAGGAACTGGAGCCACAGGTGGCCGAGCAGTCTCTGGCGCTCTCCCGCATCTCGCTAGCTGAAGGCTCGCTCACAGTTACAGAGGCGGCGAAGGTTCTCCAGCTTGGTCCGAGGTTTCTGTTTGACTGGCTCAAGCTGAAGGGCGGCAAGAACTGGCTCGGATACGAAAAGCGCGTGAAGCCGGTGGCCTATCTGACTCACAAGACTACGGTTCTCAGGCAGGAAGACGGAACAGACAAGATTTCCGAGCAGGTTCGGATCACGGGTGAGGGCTTGGTGAAGCTGGCGAAGCTGATCCCGGCAGCGAATATTGCGCCAGAATACGCACATCTGATGAAGAAGGACGCAGCCGTCCCTTTCGTTCCAGCCCCGGAGCCAGCGTCATGAGCGCGCTGGTGGAGGTCGAGGGGCGCGAGCAACTCTGCCGGACCGACCAGCTTCTTCTGTGGAACATCCGCAAGATCGTGGCGATGGGCCGGGTGATCCTGCCGGAACAGCTCGCCCTCCTGTTCGGCGCGATCTACGGGGCGGTAACGACGCACCCGCTGCTCAGCCGGGCGAGGGAAGAAGTGTTCCGCATGTTCCCCGAGCAGAAAGAGCGAGCGGACCGGATTTATGGGAATGAGCGCGCAAAGCGGAAGGCGCTGTCTCCGGCGTAATTTCTGAAACTTTTAACGTGTAACAGGCCATCCAACCGGGTGGCCTTTTTTTATTCTCCAAACCACGCGCTCAGAGCTGCCTTTGTCCACTCTTCATCCGTCGGTGGCCCAAAAATCCAATCATGGACAATGCAGTAGCCGAAGAAACCAAAAATAAGCATGGCAAAAAAGCCAAAATACAGGATCGGTAAGCCCAGAAAGAAAACGGCAAACCGCTCCACTGGTGTCATCATTGCACGCGCCTCTTTGAATGTTTTGGGCCTTCGTTTCTGCGGAACATTTATCGTCACCTGCTGACGAATATGGCTGCGGCGCAACTCTGCCTGACGCGCTCTCCACATGGGAGTGCCGCCATCGTCAAATTCTTCATCTGTTTCGTATTTCACACAGCACAGGTAGCACAACGTAATGGCTGACATCTACAAAATTGGCGTATCCATCGGGATGAAGGACAATGCCAGCGCTGTTGTTTCAGCTCTTGCATCGAAATTCCTTGGGCTGAACGTCGCTGTCAAAGACGTTGAGGGGAATCTGAACAAACTCCGGCTTGCTGCTGTAGGTGTCTTCGCAGTCTGGGGCGGCACAAAAGCCCTTGAAGGACTTAACGCACTGGCGAAAGCTGGGTCCAAGCTGCAAGACCAGCAGACGGCTATGGCAAAAGCCGGGATGACCCATCTTGAAATCATTCAGGAAACAAAGCGGGCCTATCAGTCAATGTCCGAGGTGCGTGGCCCGGATGTTACCGACAGAATTAAATCCATCCTTGAACTCAGAAGCATTATTGGTGCCGGGAAAAACGGTCATGACTATGGTGAAATCAACGCGGTCCTGCCTTCGTTTCTGAAGGTTCGTTCGCTGTACGGCGACGAAGGCTCGAAGGAGATATTCCGGGCCGTCGAGCAGCAGGGTGGGGCGAGGTTTAACGAAGATGGTTCCATCGCTCAGCATGGCGCTCTTTTTAAAAAAGCCGATGGTGTATTCGACGACGCGCGCTTCAGTCGCTACGTTGACGCTGCCGTCAAGGTTCTTCAGGCATCAGTTGGAACCATTACTCCACGCGATCTGAAAAACGTCATGTCAATGGCATCTGTCACGGCGCGAGGAATGGATCCAGAAGCGTTCTGGGGCATGATGATGACGCCCATGATTGAAATGGGTGGCTTCCGCGCGGGCACAGCCGCAACAGCTATGTCGCGTGCTTTTTACGGCGGTATCATGCCGCAACGCAATGCGGAAGAACTTGAGCGTCTTGGCGTTATCGGAGGTGTGCATGTTCTCACGGAAGCGGAAAGGAAAGCGCTACATTTACCTGAACACCTATCCAAGCAGGACAGGCGCGACTTGGCTGCTCAGGGCTACAGATTTGGCCAGGATGGCCGCGTTATTCTTTCTCGAGGCGCTCTGGCTGGGTCTGATGTTCTCAACGATCCCTCGAAGGGCATATTCCCGTGGCTCCGTGATTTTGTCAGCCCAAGACTTCACTCGGATTACGAAAAGAATGTCGCTTCGCATCCCGGAAATACTGAGACTTTTGACGCTTATGTCCGAGACGAGATCTACAAAGCTCTTCCAACAGAAACAGCGAGGCGGTTTGGAGCTCTGATCGTCCAGCAGCTCACCAGCGTAGCGCGTGACCAAAACCTGATGAAGCAGGCTGCTGGCGTTGATGCGGCTTATGATGCGAACCAAGGAAACTATCAGCAGCAACTCGATAATCTGAAGAAATCATGGGCCTCGTTCATGCAGACGATTGGTCTGCCTGCAGCACAAGATGGTGCTCATATTCTGAAGGCTCTGGGGGAGGGTATCGACTCCCTTACCCGACAGGCCGAGAAGCATCCTGACGCAGCAAAAAATCTCATCCGCTTTGCAGCTGGGGTTTCGGCTGTCACTGCTGTGTCGGGGGCTGCTGCGGTAGCTGGTATGGCGCTCGGCCCGTTGGCGAAAGGGATCGGTCTTTTGGCAGTCGGAGCCCGAGGCCTGGGGGGCGCAATAGCAGGTATCGAGGCGGCAGGCGTGATCGGCACAATGTCAGCGCTTGGCGTCGGATTGACGGCGGTAGGGGCGGCCTTGTTGGTTTTATATGGAGCGGTCAAATTCTGGCAGGCAGGTTCCAGCCTTGGCGCAGACGGATCAAAGGTGACATGGAAAGATCATGCCGATCCCTTCCAGATGTTTCATCATCATGCGAGCGCGGCTGATGAGAAGAACAAAAGGGACGGCTACAGAAGCTATTTCGATAACATCATCGACAATATGCCAGTTGGTAACGCCCGCCCATCAGGGGGGATTTCATCCGGCAACGCTCACCAAACCCACGTCACCATTACGCCGGCCCCGGTTGTTCTGGACGGCAAACGGATCGGGGAGGTGAACTTCACGGCGCAGTATCGGTCAGCAATGCAGCAGCTTCGCTCCACCAGCTCTGGCGCTGACGGTCTGGCGATGCCGCAGTATCCGGGAGCAGCGCTGGCGCATTGACGTTGCATCTCCACGCCTGCAAAATTACCATATGGACCGACACCTTCTCATCCTCGCAGTCTGCATCCCGCTTCTCGCATCCTGCGGCCTCGGGCCACGCGGAATCTCGGGCTCCGACGCATCATGTGTGCGACGCGCGATGAAGATCGAGGGGTGGGATTTCGACGGGGCCATGAGCCGGTGCGCGCGGTATGCGGATATTCACACGTCCAACATGGGCATCGATCCGATGGGCGGTAGATTGCTCCCGGCTGACCTGCGCTCCGACCCGGAATTGCAGGCGATGGCCGAGAGTCCGGAAACCAATCCGCAGCATTGGCCGTATGTGCCCCGCTCATCAGCAGCCCCGAAGCAGGGTGGGGTGTTTGTGCCGCTGCACTGATTGCGCTTGACGGTCTGCCCGCAGTTATGCGATTGATCGTTTAGTTTGGGTTTCGTGCGTCGAAACTGCCATCTCCGGAAAATATGAATGTCTCTCACCTCCATTGAGGCCGCTATCGGCTCGATTGGAAGGTTGGGGAGTAGTGCGCCTGTCGTGCTGGGCTCTGTGACGTTGACCGGCATGGAAGTGCCGGACGCGCTGGAGATCGGCGGGAAGCAGCAGCTTGTCGTTCAGTTTATGATCGGAGGCGCCCTGAACATTCAGGCGCTTGGCAATGACCCGGGGCAGCTGCCGCTTACAGGTCGCTTCATCGGCCCGAATGCGCAGGCGCGGGCTGAGGCTATTGCCAACATGCGAAGGGCCGGGAAGGCTATCACGTTCTCTGCGGCTGGCCTCGCAGTCAAAGTCAAAATCGCGGAGTTCCGCTACAGCTTTACCCTAAAAGGTGCCGTCTGCCCGTACACTCTGATCCTGCAACGCGGCCCGGAAGCCACATCGTCCAGCAGCACATCGTCGTCGTTTCTTTCATCCCTGATCGGCTCTGATGCCGCTGCTGCCGTCACGACTGCCACGGATACGGTGTCCAGCGTCGCCAGCGCGGTGGAAAACACGGTCGGTCAGATCGGGACGGTAGCGGGGCAGATCACGCCACTCGCCAATCTGGTGGGCGCTGGTTCTGTTATGGGTTCGATCACGAGCCGCCTGAGCGCTGTCACCAGCCTGTCGAACGCGGCGACAAATCTGTCGTCTGCTCCGTCGTCAGTCGCAACGATGGGTCAGTCTCTCTACGAAACCGGATCGGGTCTCTCTGACACACTATCGCAGGCGGGTGATAACCTTGAGCATATCAGTCTGACCAGCGGTTCCGGCCTCACTGCCGCGCTTCAGAACGCGAACATTTCGACCAGCGCCGCTGACGCGCTTTCGTCCGTGAACCGGGCGTCTGTGAACCTCGGGGCGGCGACTGATACAACCGTGAACCGCGCATTGTCCTGAAATAACGAAACCCCCGGCTGTTCCAGCAGCGCGGGGGTTTCTTGTATCCACCCCTGACACCAGCAGGAATGAACCTTGAAGCAGTATATCAGGGAACGGCTGAGCATGTACAGCGGAAAAGACGGTCTGCGGTTAGAGTGCGATATAGTGATGACCAAATGGCTCCGTCTCTGCGTAGGCGTTTCTCTGCTCGTCCTCAGTTTCACGCCCCTTGTCCTCGGGGTTCTTGAGATCCTGCTATGACACCGCTTCCAGCTTGGCGATTTATTCTGATCTGGCTGTCGGGGATTGTGGCTGCGGCGGCTTATGCGGTTCATGGAGGAGGCGCGGTTGATTTACTCCGCGCCTGCATGGGCCACTGACATGACCACAATCCACGTCACGGCCACTGACAGGTCTCTGTTCCACGTCGCGGCTGCTCAGTTGGGCGACGCAACGCAGTGGTGGCGACTGGCGCAACTCAACGGTCTGGCTGACTCGTCGCTTTTACCGTTCCCAACCCCGATACCTCTCAAAATTCCGATTGCCGACAGCACATTGACGGACGGCCTGCCGAGTGAGTGACACGAACATCACGGTCACGGCTGCGCGCAGGGGTAGCGACTGGTCCACGCCGCGCTGCCGGTGTCTCGTGAACGGGCTTGAGCAGACCGGCTTCGGCGTGGTCACGTTCAATATCCAGAGCACGCGCTACGCTCGTTGCGACACGCTGGATGTGACGTTTTCGTTCGACCCGACGACGACAATGCCGCCATACTGGTTTGATGTGGCAGACCCGGCTGCAGGGCAGGCGCTTCCGGATATCGACGTGCAGTTGCAGTTGCAGGACGCCGAAAGTGGTGGCGCTCAATGGACGACGGTTTTCGCTGGCATCCTCGATCACGTCAGTCTTCAGCCTCATCGCGGACAGGTGCAGGTCCAGTGCCGCGACTATCTCGCCAAGCTGATGGACATGCGCGTTCAGGAAGCGTGGCTGAACCTGACCGGCCCGGAGCTGATGAAGGCGGTCATCACGGCGGCTGGGTTGACGCCCGACGTTCAGTTCTCAGCCGGTATGGAAGGCCAGTTCTGGCAGATCGAACACAAACGGCAATCATCGCACGGGCAGACGCGATTCCAGACAGCGTTTGATCTGGCGCGCTATGTTGCGAATGGCGTGAACTGCGACCTGTATGCGGACGTCAAGACGATCGTTTGCAGGCCGTTTCCATCGGCATCGTCTAACGACGCAGTGTTTCACTCGCTGAAATATACGCCTGCGGGCGCATCAGGGTTTGCGCAGATCGCGGCAGTCGATCTCTCGATGGAGCGGGATTATCAGACCGCAAAAGGCGTCGTCGTTCATTGTCTTTCGTGGGACAATAAGCAACGAATCAAGTCCGAAGTTTACTGGTCTGCTCTCGGTGGATCGAAAAAGAACGGCCTCGAAAACGGCACGCTGCACAGTTTCCGCTTTCCGGGGCTGAAACAGGACCAGCTCGAAGCGAAGGCTGAAATGCTTTACCGGCAGATCGTTGCGCACGAACGCACGATCAGTCTGACCATCCCGGGGCGGATCAATCTCGCGCCGAGGCAGTTTTTCACGCTTACAGGCACAGGCACGACATGGGACGGCACGCGGGACGTGGACGCTGTGACGTCATCGCTCGACTGGTCTGGCGGATACACACAGACCGTCACGCTGCGGACGCGGGACATATCGGATCAGGAGGGTGGCGAATATGACTGACCTGATCTCGGAAGTCGCCAAGCGTGTTGCGTCGGCAATCAAGAACACTATTCCACATCCACGCTTCGGCATAGTCTCTGCGGTCGATCCGGTTAACCATGCGGTTAAAGTCCGATCGCAGCCAGAGGATATCGAAAGCGGGTGGATGCCGTATCTGGTCGGCGCAAGGTCCGGGGCGCTCCGGTCAGGATCTCCGCCGTCGATGGGCCAGCACGTCAAGGTCACACCGATCGAGGGCGATCCCGAGCACCTCGTCGCCTCGGCTGATGTGCATGATGACATCGTTCAGGCTCCGATTTCACCAGTAACGGGCAAGCCCGCGCAACCGGGAGAATGGCTCGTCCGTGCCGGATGCGGTGCGCCGCCGACAACGACAGATGGACGGACAGCCGGTGAGGCTGACGAAAACGGAGCGTGGTATCATCTGATGGCCGACGCTTTTCATGCGGGTGCAGGCGATGCCGCTCTGTCGATTACGAATGGGTCGATCGCGCTGACGGTCGGCGGATCGTCCTTCACGTTCAGCGACGGGAAGCTGTCGATATCCGGTGCAACCGTCGAGACGGATAAGGATGTTGTCGCGTCTGGTATCTCGCTGACCGGTCACGTTCATGGTGGCGTAAAGGGTGGCGACAGCACGACGAGCAAGCCGGAATAATTGTGATGAATAACGGATTGCTTGTTTGGGAAGCTTTTGCCCCGACAGACGACGTACCATACAGCGAAGTCATTCCGACGAATGATGATCGTCCTCACACATTTGGACCGGCCTGTTCATGTCATCCGTTTTGGGATGAAAATGCTCTTGTCCATAATTCATTCGATGGCCGCGAAGCCTATGAAGTGGGCGCGAGAATGAAAAGCTGATGTCCGTCCTTTCGCACACATTCGGCAGCGATCTTGATCTCGACGCATCTGGCGGTCTCGCGGTTGTGGATGGCGCAACCGAGAGCCAGCAGTCGATCATGCGGCGGCTGTTCACCAATCCCGGCGCCTATCTCTGGCATCTCGATTACGGCGCAGGACTTCCTCAGGCTATTGGCCGGTCGATCACTGCTGCCGAAATCCAGGGTGTCGTGTCCGCGCAGATGCTTGAGGAGGATGGCGTCGACCAATCGCAGCCTGTCTCCACGTCCGTCACTGGTGATGCAATCGGTAATTACGACTGCACGATCACCTACACGGACGCCGTAACCGGAACCGTTCAGCCGCTGAGTTTCACTCTCTGACATGACCCTGCAACTGCGATCATTTTCGACACTGGTCTCCAATGCGGTGACGGCGGCGCAGGGGGCGTGCGCGTCGCTGCTTTCGGTTGGCATCGGGACGCCATTGCGGGCGATTCTGGAATCAGTGTCCGCAATGGGGCTG